ACGTCATTACGAGACACCCACTTGAGACAACTAACAACCTCAGCACGAGAGGTGTTCGGGAAGTAGGTCACCCCTGGAAGGGCGAGCTCATCACGAATAGTAGTTGTGATCTTAAGAAAATTCAACGAGAAGAGAGACTTCAAGTCGTACACCGGTTCCTCCTTAGAGGCGGGTGTATAGGCAATCTTAAATGCCTGAAGCTGAGCCTGCACATTCCGAAAAGTGTACCAGCTAGCTACCTTGGGACTAACAACGTTGATGTTGTCGTCCCCCATGAACTTACGTCTAGTACAAGTACTGAACGATAAGCCCGTGGCTTCCATCGGAGCATGCTTCCTGGCCAAAGCCAAGTAGGCACACCCGAGAAAGATGTGATTCATGAAGATGTTCAACATAGTAGTAAGAAAATTTCCAGAGGGGTTTGCACCACCTTCTGGCAGATAAACCTTCCCGCCAATGATGAGTGTAGTATAAAGAATGGAACGTAGAATAGCCTTCCTAGCGACCGCGTGAGCAGCCTGCCATGTAGGGTCATTCGCCTTGTACCAATCCTCAACCAACAACTCAACTTCAGCAAGAATGCTTTCACTGAGAAAAGATTCGAACTTGGAATAATCGCCATCAAAACCGACGTCACCCACTTTAAGAAAGTGTTTGATCATGTCATTCCACTCCGAAGAGTAGGGGTCCATGCCAAGGGCAACTGGGGTTGTGGCGTTGTTGTTCATGAGAAAATGCAGAAAAGCACCGAAGTACTTTTTGCAAAGAATCGTATGCTCCACTGGAGCAACGTTAATAATGCGTGTCATCCACGCATCATTCTTCTTCTTAGAGCGAATTTCGCTCTTCTTCACGCAAGTGAAGGGGCAAAATGGAACAGTGCCCTGAAGGAAAAGTTCTTCCGTAGCGACAAGTCGCTCCGCAAGAATTGAGTCTGAAACAGTACGAGCGCCGTTCTCTCCGGTGAAAAGAAATTTCTTGCCTTTCGTTCCGGATGGAACACGCTGGTTGTAATCAAACCCAGGAGATGTAGTATAATCCAAAGGAACGATACGCGAAAACTCACGAGACCCGTTAAGGCACTCGTCGAGCGTAAGCAATCGAGCCTGACACCGGTATTTACCAGCGCGGATGTACTCAATCTGTAGACTTTCACGAATGTGAGGTAAGTCTTCCTCTGGAATGACAAATTTGTCTTTCCCGAGGCGATTCATTTCCATAATAGTGATGTCAAGCTCAGTATAGCCAGTCGCAATGATCCGAGGATCTTTGGGATTGCCCATAACGCAGGGAGCTTTTTGAATAGCGGCAATCTCAGGTGAACCCGAGATAGCGCTAAGCTGAAAACCACACGGCCTAGGAAAAGGAGGCCGCACGGTAACATCACCCAAGTACTCGTAAATAGGATCAAGATCCTGATGCCGAGCACTCTTTGGTAAAGAAACACCACATTGAGCTTGAATCTTGCCTACCATATCGCTGGTAATCGCAGCGCCCAGACCCACTGAAGGGCCTAGACGCCGGATACGAGATGCGACGTGGATGGACAAGATTTTAAGCTGACCGTTAAGCTCCCCCAGAAGGAGAGAACCACAGTCGCCCTTTTCAAGGCCAACATATTCAAAGTAACGATTCATGTAGGTATTGTTTCCAACACCAGACGAAGCAACTTCCCAAGAGAGGGGGGATTCCACAAGTGAAACCCGTCCCGAATCCTTAGTATTGCCACAGTCGTACAGAATGTGTTTGAATTGGTGAAATTTACTCAATTTACTTGCAGGAAGAAACATCTCCGTCAGATCTCGCCGTGAGGCGAAAGCTTCTGGAAGTTCCAAAGTGCAAATATCAAAAGAAAGCGAGTCAACGTCCGGGAGGATGTTGCCAAGCATAGACGAGGTAAAGGGAAAACCCTGAACCTTGAAGCGCGGAAATGAACACCACACCATAGTTCCGTCAGGAATAAGGGAAACCTTCCCAAACTCATCCGACTTGTAGAACATATGGCGAGTGACC